ATCTAAATACTACGGAAGGAGCATCTTAAGAAATGGCAATTAATTTTCCCTCAACAGCAGGGCAAGCAGTAGATGGAACATTTACCTATGTTGTAGCAGGTATTACTTACTCGTGGAATGGTGAGAGTTGGACTGCTGCAGGATCAGGTGCCACTGCTACTGATAGAACTGTCTTTAGTGCTACTAATGCTTCTGCTTCAGGTGGTGGTTCATTAGCATACAACTTTAATGATGGCGTATTTACTTTTACTCCTCCCGATCTTTCGTCTTATCTGACATCAACTGGTGTTCTTAATACACATAGTGATGTCAACCATGGCACTCCTATTAATGGAGATGTATTAGCATGGAATCAAGCAAATCTTAATTGGGAAAATACTGCTGCTGGAACTGGTGGTGGACTAGATGCTGACAAACTTGATGGCGAAGAAGGATCTTACTATCTAAACTCTACTAATCAGAATGCTGGCACATTACCTGCTGCTAGGTTATCTGGATCTTATAATATTAGTGTTGATGGATCTGCTGGATCGTTAGCATCACTATCTGATGTTGGTAATGTTGTGGAGACAACCCTTACTGCAGGACAAGTTCTTAGTTATAATGGTAGCAATTGGGTCAATCAAGATGCTCCTAGTGTTAGAAAAACTATTTCGTATACTGCTACTGGAATTCAAGATAATGTTGCTACTAACATTTCAATCACAACACCAAAAACATATGCTCTATTGAAGATAGAAACATCTCATGCTGTTTGGGCGACATTATATTCTGATACAACTAGCAGAACAAATGATAGTTCTAGATCAGAAACTACTGATCCAGTTCCTGGTTCTGGTGTATTAGCAGAAATTGTTACCACAGGTGCCACGACACAATTAATTACACCAGGAACAGTTTGTTTCAATAGTGGTGGAACTAACACTACTTATGCTAAAATTGTTAATAAGAGCGGTAGTCAGGTGAATTTGCAAATTACATTAACTTTAGTTCCATTAGAGGCTTGATATGGATAAACAATATGTTGTAACTCTCCATGATAAAAATGATCTGGGGAAGTTTTATAATGAGATGCAACTTACGGGATTTCCTTTAGTGTTGAAGCGTCCTATGAGTAGGAACACACACTATATGATGACCGAAGATCAGGCAGAAAGATTGCGTCAAGATCCTAGAGTATGGGGAGTCGAAGCAGTAGATAATTTTAAGGTTAAAAGACAAGTTGTTAACAACGAACCTTATAATATTGGTGGAGATTTCTGGAAAAATGCTCCTACAGGAACAACATTAAACCCTAATCTAAAACAATGGGGACAATTACATTGTGCTGGAGATCAAGCACAGAGAAGGAAGACCGTTTGGGGTGATCCAACAGCAACAGAAATTGTTACTGATAACGTAGAATTATTTAATAATGGTAGACATGTTGATGTAGTTATCGTAGACGATCCTGTTTCGTTTGATAGTCAAGAGTGGTATAGTCCTTCAACAATACAATCAAGGTTTGTTGAGTATCAATGGTTTAACGAACTGAATAGTTCTGTTAGTTCTATTGATGACGACGGACAGACTCTTCCAACAGGAACAATTGTCTATGCTCCCAACCTTAATACTGCTCAGTATCATGGCATACATGTTACTGGAACTGCAACAGGTAGACATTATGGGTGGGCAACTGAGGCAAACATTTATAATATGGCAGTGACAGATTCATGGGATAGTGGACAAGAAGTTCCTCCTCTACTTACCTTTGATTATCTTAGAGCATTTCATTTAAATAAAGCAATCAATCCAGAAACAGGAATTAAAAATCCTACTATTACTAATCATAGTTATGGTGGCATTAGATATATGCCACAGAAAGGTACTGATGGTGAAGGTAATAACATTTATAGATTAGATCTTCCTGATCTTATATCTGTAACTTTTCAGGGAGTGACATATGATCCAAACTCTCCTGGACCATCTGGTTGGACTGAATCTGGATTGGGATTAGATTTTGGTATAAGGTTTGGTCTAGAAACATATCCATCATGGTCTGCATCTGTTGCTGCGGATGTTCAGGACGCAATTGATGATGGTATTGTGATCATTGGATCTGCTGGTAATGATAATTTACTAGTCGCAGAAATTGGTGATGTAAATTACAATAACTATCTCACAATTTTTAAAGATGGTGAGAATGAATCCTTCTATTATAATAGAGGATCATGGCCTAATACTCCCGATAGTGGATCGATTATTGTAGGTGCCTTATCAGATCATTCTGATTTCAGGAGATCTACTTACAGTATGTTTGGACCTGCTGTTGATGTCTTCGCTCCTGGAGATCTAATACTTTCATCATTTGGTAATACTGGAGATCCTGATAACAAATATGGTGGGGGTGGAAATTATTATGACGCAATTAGTGGGACTAGTATGGCATCACCACAGGTATGTGGTGTGATTGCATGTCTTGCTACAGGCAAAGAAAGATTTACACAAGCAGATGCTCTTGGATATTTAAATCAGCATAGCATTTATGGTGATATGACATTTGATGTTGCTGGTGGATTGTTAGATGATAATTCTTGTCGTCAGGGTAGTCTTAATAAGTATCTTCATATTGAAAACCCAAGACGTGTGTCTGGATATTTGAGTGAAGTGGAAGGTAATAGATCTACTGGACTTACTTTTCCTAGAACTGCCACATTCAACAGACCATCTCCTACAGCAGTTCCACCAACAACACAAACATATACGTTTAGTGTAGGAAACAGCGGAGCATCACACTATACATTTACTGGTAGTGATAGAGATAATACTTTCTCTAATAATAATGATCCAACAATTAACTGTAATGCTGGTGATACATTAGTGTTTAATGTAAGTGCTTCTGGTCATCCATTCTATGTAAAGACATCTGCTACTACTGGAACAGGTAATCAAGTTTTTACTGGAACAATTTCTGGACAAGGAACTACAAGTGGTGCTGTCACATGGGACACCACTGGAGTAACACCAGGAACATACTATTATATCTGTAGATTTCATGGTGGAATGGTGGGACAGATCATTATTTCCTAAGGCATAAATAAACAAGAGCACTAGTATTCATTGGTAGTTAAATGGCTGACCGCTTTCCGTTAATTGTTAATGCAATTTCAAAGAAGATTGAAGAAATTGTATCCGGGGACAATTTAGAATTAACTGGCAACGGGATTGTTGTTAGTGGTGATACTGGTGCTGGTAAGTATTTGAGTAGTGATGGAACTACGGTATTTTGGGATAGTCCGGGTGATGTTTATCTAGATCAATCTCAGACAGTAACTAATAAAATTTTTGAAACTTGTGTTATTTCCGGGAGTGTCAATACATTTAGTAATATACCAAATATTGCTCTTATAAATTCATCTATTTCTATTAACGGATCAAATATTAGTCTCGGTGAATCGGTTATAACACCTGATAATAACACCACATATTCTATTTCCGCTCAAGACGGTCTTACTGCAAACCAAAAAGTTTTGAGACTTACTTCCGGTGGTAATTATGGTGCTGCTGTCGATGATGATATTGTTTTTGCTGTTGGTTCTTCGTCTACTGTTCCTAATGGATCAAACGCACTGTCGTTATTTCTTGACCGAAGTGGAGAAACCATTACACTATCTGGACATGTAGTAGATAACAATACAATTACAACTATTAATGCTCCTGGTGGTTCTGCAACCTCTGGGGCAATTAGTTTTACTTCTACTGGTGCTGCTACAGTTTCTATGACTGGTAGCACAGTTAATATTGATGCATTAGATACTGATACTAGAACTAAAATTCGTGCAGGATCTGGTGGTACATATGGTCCTGCTGATACGCAGCAAGGATTGTTTACATTCTTGGATGGAACAGGAACTGCTATATCTCAGGGGGTTGACACTAATGGTGATCCAACAATTACATATACATCTACAGATACAGTAACTCAAATTCGTGGTGGATCCACTGGAACTTATACACCATCTACTTCTGGAACAGCAACTACGCAAGTTTCTTTTGAGGGTGGAACCTCTCTTGGTGGAAATGTAACTGTAAGTCAATCTGGAAATACTATCTTAATTGATAGCACAGATACTAATACTATTACAAAAGTTGGTAGTGATAACAATGGAAGTCCTATTGCACCACAAGCAGGAGATTTTATTCTCAAACAAGCTGGTGCTACAACTATTACACAGACTACGAATGGAAATGGTCAAGTAGAAGTTGTAATTAGTTCAATTAATAGTGATACTGGTGCTAGTTTAACCGCTAATAATGGTCTTATATTATCGGGATCTAATTTTGGATTAAAAAATTATAGTAATCTTAGTGGAAACACTGTGATGAAGTGGGATGATGGTAATGGACAGTTTGCAGATAGTATTATTACTGACGATGGTTCGTCAGTTACTATTGCTGGGGACTTAACTGTTTCTGGAACTCAAACTATTTTTAATACTAGTGTTCTTCAGGTAGAAGATAATATTATTGAGTTGAGGAAGGGAAATAATTTAGTTGGTTTTGACGGTGGTATTCAAGTCAATAGAACTTCTGATTCTTCTGGTGTTATTACTGCATATAAAGGATTCCAATGGCACGAAAGTGGTGGATACTGGAGATCTTGGGATGGGTCTGTAGAAAATAGATTTGTCACTGAAAATGAAACTCAAATTCTAACCAACAAAACTCTAACAAATCCTACATTTACAACACCAACACTTGGTGCAGCAGTTGCAACTTCTGTCAATGGACTAGAGATTACAACTACAGCATCTGCAAATCTTGATATTCAATCTGGTAAAACCGTTGATATTAATAATGATCTAACTCTAACATCTGATAATAATACCGGTAATGTCAATGTAAACTTCCGAGTTGGCGGAGATGTTGCTTACAAATCAGATACTCTAGCATCATTTGCTTCTACTACTTCAACGCAGTTGAGAACACTTATTAGTGGAACGACAGGTGTTGATGATCTTGTTTTCCAAACTAATCCTGTTATCTTAACTGGTCTTACTACTACATCTACTGGTTTCGCACTGATTAATTCTGGTGCTCAATCTATTCAGTTTGGTGGTGCTGCCACACAAATTGAAATTGGTGCTTCTGGTGGTGCAACAACAATTAATCAAGACTTAGTAGTCAATGAAGATTTGACTGTTGGTGGTGCCAATACTGATTTGTTTACATGCAACGCTAGAATTGATATTGCCAACTCTGATATTTTAATTAGGGGTGGATCTTCTGATCCAATGACAGTTGGTAGAGGTGCTGGTTCTGTTGGAACTAATACAGCTGTTGGAGTACAATCAGTATTCTCTGTTAGTTCTGGATCTCAAAATAGTGGTTATGGTTATCAATCATTACTTACAACCAATACTGGTGCTGGTAATACTGCTATTGGATATTTTGCATTAAGATCTTGTGGTGTCGGTGATACTAATACTGCGATTGGTCGTTCTTCCCTTTTAGCTAATACTTCTGGTGATAATAACGTTGCTCTTGGAGCTAACGCATTAGAAACAAATACTGAGGGAGATTCTAATGTTTGCCTTGGATACTACGCTGGATATAATGTATCTGGATCTGGTAATGTTTTAATTGGTCCTGCTGACAGCGCGAATCCAGTTAATGATGTCACATATTCTCCTTTAAACGCTAGTGGTGATAGACAACTCGTCATTGGATCTGGCACAGAATTTTGGATTATGGGAGACTCGAACTTTGATGTCACTCTCAATAATGATGTTACTGTTAATAGTAGTCTTACGGTTAAAGGAGATTTTATTGTTAATGGTATCACTACTACACTTCAATCAAACATTCTTGAGGTAGCAGATAAAAATATTGAACTTGCTAAGGTAGTAAGCACAACATTTACTTGCACTACTACTGATGGTTCTGCAAATATCTCTTCTATTTCTCCAACGTTGGGATTGATTCCTGGAATGGCAATCACTTCTAACACTGCTGGTGTTAGTGTTCCATCTGCAACAACAATTGTAAGTATTAGTGGTAATACAGCAACACTTTCAAATAATGTTAGTGGATCTGGCACACCAACGTTTAGTGCTATCGGTCCTTCTGATACTGCAGCTGATGGTGGTGGTATTATTCTAAAAGGATCACCATCGGATCACACATTTACATGGTCTAATGCTAATGCTGCTTGGCAATCTTCTGAGGATATGGAACTTCTCAATGGTAAGACATATAATATCATTGATGGTTCTGGAAATGCTCGTGAAATGCTGAGTTTGACTCAGATCGGACCCACTGCTGGTGCTGGCATTGTTGCTGGTCTTGGAACCGGTGTTACTAGTTCTGCTTTAACTTCTGTTGGAACCTTAACTGCTCTAACAGTATCTGGTAATGTAAATCTAACTGGAACCGGATATATAAAACTACCTTCTGGTAATGACACAACAGAACGTCCAGGCACTGCAGCAGAAGGTATGCTACGCTGGAATAATACTTCCAATGTATTTGAGGGATATGATGGTAATGTCTGGGGTAAGATTGGTGGTGGTGCTGCTGTTCAATCTGCTGCTCCTTCTCCTGCTAACCCTGGAGACCTTTGGTATGACACAGACGACGGACGCATGTTCGTATACTATACTGATAGCAATTCAAGTCAGTGGGTTGATGCCTCGCCAAACGGATTGCCAACTGATTTAACTGTTGATGGCACACTGAGTGTAGTTGGAGAATCAACCTTTGATGATGATCTTAAAATTGGTGGAAACGCAAGTAATGGAACTGCAGCAGGTGTTAAGATTAGACCTACTGGTTTTTTGAATGTAAGTAGACCTTCTGGTTCTTTATGGAATGGATATATTACAGGAAACAGTACACAAACTTCTAGGATATTCTCTAATGGTAACGCTCAGTTTAATGAAATTTTACCAGGAGCTGATGCTACTCATGATTTAGGTTCAGCAACTAAGCGTTGGGCGAACATCTACTCTGCTGACCTTCAACTATCTAACGAGGGTGCTGCTAATGATGTAGATGGAACCTGGGGTCAATACACAATTCAAGAGGGTGAAGACGACCTGTTCCTGATAAATAGAAGGAGCGGTAAGAAGTACAAATTCATGCTTCAGGAGATTAACTAATGGCACTATATGTCAACGGCACAAAGATGTTAGGTGCCCTTGCTAGTGATCCAACTAGCAACAACACTGAAGGAGATCAATACTTCAATACTGTAGAGAATGCTTACAAAATATATAATGGCACTGAGTGGGTAGAGCTCTTTACTGACTATGTTCCATCAGGTTCCACCACTTTAGGTTGAGGTAAAGAGATATGGCAGCTGAATATTTAGAGAGAACTCCTACAAGCACTGGCAATCGTAGTGTTTATACTTGGGCAGGTTGGGTAAAGAGAAATAAAGTTGATCAAGATTATTATCTTTTTTCAAGTGGAAATGATACAGATAATATTTTTTACATCTCTATAAGAAGAGATGCTAACAATAATAATCTTACGGTGTTGTTTAGAGATGGAGATTCAACCTCACACACTTTAGTTTTCAACAACAATTCATTTAGAGATCCTGGTTCTTGGATGCATTTTGTTGTCTCTGTAAATACTACAATTGTTGATCCAAAATCAGATAGATGTAAAGTTTATATTAATGGAGCAAGACTTACTGGATGGACAACGGATCAATTAGCAAATTTAAATCAGAATAGTCTCACCGCTACTAATGCAGCAACAGAAACTTGTGCTATTGGAGATTACAGTGTAAGTGCTGGAGCAGACGTTGAAGATTTTCAATTATTTGATTACTTTCTTGTAGACGGTCAAGCACTCACGCCAGATGTGTTTGGTTTCTATAAAGATGGAGACGGTTATCAGTCTTCTGGAACTACAAACGCAACTGATTTCAGACCAGGACAATGGAGTCCTAGAGCACCAAAGTCAATCAAGCATACGATCAATCGTAGTGGTGGATTTGGTGCCAATGGATTCTATCTGCCTATGAATGATAGTTCTAATCCTGGTGCTGACTTCCACTGTACTCCTAATAGTATTATCACACTGAAAGGAGAGGACTTACCACAACCACAGAATGGTGCTCCTACAACTTCTGATGCTTATGTAAGTCAGTTGAGAACAGATCCTTATGCTGCTAACTTAGTTCTTGCTGTTCCTGGTATTTCTACTACAACTGATAGTAATCGAATTGTTAATGGAAATTTTGATAGTACAAATTTGAGTGATTGGACTACAACTGACAACACTCAATCTTGGAATAATGGACAACTTCAGATTAACAGAAGTGGCGGTGGTGGAGCTACGTCATATCAAACATTTACAACAGAGGTTGGAAAAAGATATACTGTAAAAGGAACAGTAAATTCTTCTGGTAGTAGGGGCGATCTAAGAATATATGATGGAACTGGATTTGGTGGAACTTTGCTCCTTAATTTTAGTGGAACTAGTGGACTAACTACAACACAAACTGGTTCATTCACAGCATCATCAACAACCACTAGTTTAGGATTTTCTGTTGACAACAATAATACAACAATCTATGTTGATAACATTATAGTCAAACAAGAAGACGCACCAATAGATTACTCTGCTGATATCAAAGGTAGTGGAACTAATAAGACACTTACAGCAACTGGTGCTGCTGGTGTGGGTTATGAACTTGGTGGATATTATGGAAGTGCTATGACCTTTGATGGGACTGGTGATTTCTTATCAATTCCCAACAACTCAGATTTTAATTATAGTGATGGTGGAGATTTTACGATTGAACTCTGGTTGTATAGAAAAAATACTGGTGGTAATGATGCCATAATAGGTGTTTTTGAAAATAGTGTTGCTAGAAGAGGATGGCAAATTGAACAAAGAGCAAATGAAGCTTTAAGATTTCAGTGGTGGGCAGATGGATCTAGTGCTGGTGGCACACTTGACACTTCAACTTCTGCTGTGCCTGTTGGTCAATGGACTCATGTTTGTGCTGAGAGAAATGGAGATTTAGTAACACTGTATATTAATGGTGTTGCTAGTGCCGTAGACACATCTGCTGGATCTTTTTACAATAACACCACAGATCCATTAAGAATTGGTGTATTAAATGCTGCTGGTGATTCGGATTTAAATGCTAACATTCAAGACATTCGTATCTACAAAGGTCTAGCAAAATATAAAGGTGGTTTTGATGTTCCCAAACCTTACACACCAGTAGGTATTGAGGCATTTAGAACAACTACTGATACTTGTAAGAATAACTTTGCTACTTTGAATCCATTATATAACTCTGCTAGTGGAGATGTTGCCCTAGCAGATGGCAATTTAACATATACAGGGTATCAAGTCCCGTCATATGGCATGACACAAGCAACTCAAGGAGTGTCAAGTGGTAAATGGTATTGGGAGTTTCGTTTAGGCAGCACACTAGGACCAAATATTGGACTAGGTGTAATGAAACTTGGTACTAGTCGTTGGCCTGGATTAATACCAGAAACTGCTTTTGTATCTGGTGTTGATGGTGGTATTGGTTTTTATCATGGAGTAGCAAATACCATATATTACTGGGATGGAGATAGTCAAGAAAGCGTATCATATACAATACCTGCATGTACTACTGGAGATGTTATTTCAGTTGCATTAGATTTGGAAAATGGTAAAATATACTATGCAAAAAATGGAACCTGGGGTAATAGTGGAAATCCAGCTACTGGAACAAATCCCGTTGGATTAAACTTAAGTGGATTATACTTACCCGCATTATCTGTTGGTGCTGCTGGATCATCAAATGGGGCGATTAACTTTGGTCAAAATCCATCATTCTCTGGACAAACAACAGCAGGAACGAACGCAGATAGTAATAGTAAGGGACTGTTTAAGTATGCTCCTCCATCTGGTTTCCTAGCATTGTGTGAGGATAACTTACCTGCTCCTGCTATTGCTGATCCTGGTAAGCACTTTAAGGCGGTGCTTTATACTGGTGATAATGCAGATAGTCATGCAATTACTGGTGTTGGATTCCAACCAGATTTGGTTTGGATTAAACAAAGAACTGGAACAACATCGCACAATTTAACGGATAGTGTTCGTGGTATTGGAAAGACTTTATTTTCGGATGCCGATTCAGGAGATAACACAAATACAAATAGACTGCTGAGTTTTGATAGTAGTGGTTTTACTGTCGGAGCTAATGGAGCGGTTAATCAATCTGGAAGTCCATTTGCTGCCTGGTGTTGGAAAGCAGGTGGTCCCGCAGTATCAAACACTGATGGAAGTATCACATCACAGGTGAGTGTCAATCAGGATGCTGGATTTAGTATTGTTTCTTATACTGGAACTGGTAATGTTATATCAGTAGGACATGGACTTCAAAAAGCACCAGCGTTTATTATATCCAAAAACAGAAGCATCAGCAGAAATTGGCCAACATACCACCAGAGTACATCAAATATAGGAGACTCTGCACAAGATGTTGTTTATTTGGATTTAAACATTGTTGGAAATAGTGATAATTTTAGGAGTGTAAATGATACAACTTTTTCTACAACTACCTGGAATGGTGTTAGTGGAAATGGAAATGATCATATTGCATACTGCTGGACAGAAATAGAAGGTTATAGTAAGTTTGGAAGTTATATTGGAAATGGAAGCACTGATGGTCCTTTTGTATATTGTGGATTCAAACCTGCTTGGGTTTTAATTAAGAAGACTAACGGTTCTGGTGATGAAAACTGGAGATTACTTGATTCTTCAAGATGCCCAACTAACCAAAACAATAAACATCTTCTTCCAAGTTCTTCTACAGATGAATCAACTGAAACTGGAATGGATTTCTTATCTAATGGATTTAAATTGAGAGATGGTGATGCTCATCAGAATCAAGATGGAACAACATACATCTTCGCTGCTTTTGCTGAGTCGCCATTCCAAACTGCTAATGCTAGATAAATATATCAGGGTATCTCTAATCTAAAGTCAAATGGCAATTGTATTTCCAGCAAGTCCTAATATAAATGAGACCTTTACTGAAGGATCTATCACATACAAATGTGTTCAGACAAATCCAAATAAGTGGATTGGACTTGGTATTACTCCTGCTGATAGATTAGTTGAGGGTAGCAATAGTCTTGAGATTAATGCTAGTAATAATTTAGTTTGGACGGGTAATAATGTTGGCATTAATGATACATCACCCGACAATAAATTCCATATTACAACTACTAGTAGCAGTTCTTACAGCACTAATACAACCAACACTTCAAATCTAACTAACGCTTTATTAAAGCTTCAAAATTTAGACGGGGGTGATACAACTGGTGTTAACAACTATGTTGGTATTCAGTTTTCTGTTGCTAATGGTGCTACATCTACAGCACAATTACAATATGTAAGAACAGGTGATAACTCTGGTAAGTTTGAGTTCAAGGCGAGGAACACCTCAAGCAATTATCCAAACATTATGACGTTGTTGTCTAGTGGTGATGTCGGCATCGGAACCAGTGCTCCCACTTCTGATGGTGGAGTTACATTAGAAATCAAAAACGATACCACTCCTACATTAAAACTCAATGATGGTGGTGATTATAACGCATTATTCCAATTAAGAGGAAATGATCTTGAGATAAGAGGTTCCAATGGAAATATGGAGTTCTATACAGGGGATGCTGATAGTGCATCATCAACAGAAAAACTTCGTATAGATAGTATTGGTCGTATTGCACAAGGTGCAAGAATCCCATCACAGCATGGCAGTCCAAACCTTTTATTGTGGGGTGCAGATCCTACAATGATGATAGCATCAACTGAGTCCACAAATAATTCAAGTAGTGTTGGAATCAAATTTACTGTTGCTGGTGGTAGCACTGGTGATTATTCCAAAGCAGGTATCTTTGTCCAGAGGCAAGATTCTTATAATGATCTTGATATGATCTTTGCTTTTAAAGCAACTAATGATGCTGCTGGAGTAGAAGTATCTGATGAAAAAGTACGTATAAATTCTGATGGTATTTTAACAACACCCAGTCAACCATCTTTTCAATGTGTAAAAAATGGTAATTTTAACTTTACCGCTAATACAGAAAGCATTCTTACACCTTGGACTGAGAAACATGACACTGGTTCTGACTTCAACAATACCACAGGGGTATTTACTGCTCCCGTAGCAGGAAAGTATTTCTTTTATGTAAGTGCTATGGCGCAGAGACAGGATAATGGTGACTACCAGGTAAGAATTTATAAAAATGGAACTCAGTATGTAGGTAGTAATGATATGAATGACTCAGCTACTACAACTTTCCAACAAACAACAGTTAATGGTATTGTTGACTTAGCAGCAAATGATGAGGTTACTTTTGTAGTACGCAATGGAAGTGGTACATCAACATTCATATACAATACGCCTTATACGCATTGTGGTGGATATTTGATTGGATAATCAATAAATAAAAAAACACACAACTCATATAAAAATGGCAGATTATACAGTTACATTAACAGACACTGAGAAAACAGCAATGGAGTATATTGCCTTTGATGTTGATCATTGGATTAGTAATGCAGCGCACAACCGTGCTCGCATTGCTATTGAAGAAATTATTAAGTTAAATACTGCTCATTGTAATGATAACTCTATTGCGATTGCAGTTGGTAGAGAGGAACAGGTTGCACAAGCATTAGAACTTGGTGTTATTGATAAGGCAGCAGATAGAACAGAACTAACAAAACCAGAGTAGATAAATAGTTGTGCCTGACTCTTTACTCATGGAATCAAATCCAAAGAAAGAGGAAGCCAAAAAGGAAAACAAATTTGAGTGGGCGGATGAGGGTGTATCAACTCTCGTCCGAGTTATTATTCTTGGTTGGTCAGCAGCAATTCTGACTCTTAATTATGTAACTGTTCCTGGTATTCCTCAAAAAAATATCGATCCAACTTTTATTGCCAGCGTCTTTACTGGGACGTTAGCTACTTTTGGTGTCATGCCTTCTAAGAAGAAGGATGATTCAAAGCAAGCACCTACATTGGAGAAGAAAGATGCAAAAATTGATTAATGTAGTCGCGTTATTATCTGGTCTAGTTTCTTTATCTGTCTTAGGGGGTGGTGCTTATCTTTACGTTCAAAAGGATACATTAATCGAAGGTGCTCGGGAGAAAGCAACTGCTGCTATCACTGAAGCAATCACAGAAGCACTACCAGCAATGGTAGATTCTGCTATGCCATCTGTTCCTGAGGTAACTGGTCCTGCTATGTCTAGTCCTGTCATGCCATTCTAATCATGAATAAACTTAAGATCGTCGCCGCTTCAGTTGGTGGAGTATTTGTTGTAGCACACATAGGTCTGCTTGGATATGTTTTCAGGCAAGAACCTGAACCTGTGCTGCAACCTCCTACATTTCACATTCCTCGTGGTCCTTACTCTTCTTATAAGATTAAGGCAGGCAAGGATGGATATGAAATTGAATTCCGTGCTGACGATCCTAAGGTTTTGGAATCACAAAGATCATTATCTTCTGATGTTACCAAGAAAGGATTCTTTGGTGGTGGCACAGAGAGTCGCCGTGAGTGGCGCACAGATCAGTTCACCCGTGAGGGCACCAGGAACCTAGGAGGTGCAACTGACGAGCAGGGAAAGTCTGCAAAAGAAGTAGAGTGTTTGATCGCGGACGCTGGAGCACGATCACAAGGTGCGATGGCAGGAACTAGCATAGCTGCTGGTCTCGCCGTTCCAGCGGTCGCTAGCATCCCTTACGTGGGGTGGTTAGCAGGTGGTTGGGCTCTGCTTCTAGGACAGAAGGCAGGGTCAACACTTGGTTCACAAGTTGGAAGTGTATTTAATGATTGTTAAATAGTTATGCATTGAGGAAACATTATGGCTCAAACTGCTTATAAGAAGCAACAGAAGAAAGAAGCGACAGAAACATTTTTCCTATATGTATTCTTTCATTCTATTTGGACAGGAATTTTTAAATTATTTGAAGACTGATGCCTGAGATACCTATCATTACAGGTGGGGATATTAGTATTAAAGATATTCAGATTAATACTATACCCACCTATGACTTTAATAACACTTCAACATCCATACCATTAGCAGCTCCAGTAGTTGTAAACATTGGTGTGCCTGTGGTTAATATACCAGGGTGTGTTGAGGCGACTGAAACTAATACTGCTAAAAATAATCAACTGAGAGAGGATGATCCAAATGGTGTGGTTACGTATTGCGATTCTGGGGTTCCCAATTTTAATCCTATTTCTTTTGAACCAAACCAGATGATTATGACCGGTCCACCTCAGGTGGATAACAGAACACCGGATAATCCCAAACCACCAGAAACAAAAACAGATACACCATCACCTCCACCATCTACTGCTAATGTAGAATGTCCTACTAAAGTGCAGCAGGCACAAGAACCTGTCGGAACATATGTGGAAGGATTTAGAAAGATAGTTACTGGTTATAAACTCATCGATAAGACATGTGTTCAGATAACAGAACCAGTTCCATTACCTACACAAATTCTTGCTGGTCTACCTAGTGGTGGACAGGTAATGCAGGTAGGTGGTATTGCTGTCATCGCTACATCATCAGCACTATTAGCAAAACCGTTGGCAGACATACTATTGAAAGCAGTCAAACCAACGGTTAAGAAAGTTATGAAAAAGATTTCTACTTTACGTGGTAAGAAACCTCCTATTTTGTCTGTAGGGGAGCGCCTAGCAGAGCAGCGTCAGATGAATCATGCTGTGAAGGAGCTTCGTTCTGTCTTCCCGAGGAGGAAGAAGAAACGCTAGGGATGTTGTGATAGTGTGGATGTCTATGTCCAGGAGGATTGTTTACCAACACATCAGCACATACTTTATAGTAAGGACTCTTGGGGTGGAATTGAATTCCTTTTAACTTTAACTCGCCACAATTTTTAAGTCTAGCAATCTCAAAGTCCAATCTTTTATTGGCAGTTATTTGCTGCATCATTTCAATGTTGGAAGACGCTGCTTCTTTACACAGATCTTGTAACTTTTTGTCTGTAGGTGTGCTCCATGTCATAGAGAACCCTAGACCTAGACTATAGTTATCCTTCTGTCCTGTTCTAGTTTTTTTAGTGAACAAAACATCACCAGGATTATCAATCAAACCATCTTCATTTAGATCACTGATATCATATACTGGATCATTGTAGTAAGGTTCGTATGGTTTAGATGCTGATGCAGTTCCTGTTACATACGGGGTGAAGTTGCGAGTGGGACCCTGACATTGTATACCACCTCCGTATGTGTTTGTAATATATGGTCCCTGAAGGACTTGTATAGCTTGGTTTGTAACGGAGCCTGAACTATTAGCCACAGGAGAAGCAGTAGCAGACACACCACCAACAGTTTCAGCATAAGAAGGATTAGCAAATAATAATGTTATTGGGAGAAGATACTTGTAGTATCGGTTGCACTTTCTACCTCGGTCACTCTTTGAATAATTGTTTGGTTGCTTAAACCAGGTCCGCGATAAGTTTCTGTGAACTGAAACGCTGCTCCTGGTACTGTTTGTGTGAATTGAGGTTTGTTTGTTATTCCCGTCCATGTCGAAGTCACTCCATTAATAGTTACATTAGTAGCACCTGTTCCTGGTGTAAGGTTTCCAGATGCTGTTATACCAGTACCAGTAGCAGAATACTGATACCCTGTGTTATAATCCATTGAATTTATTGTCTCAGTTATCTTCTGAGTGGTCTCTGTCCGGCTTGTCATGCTTCCCTGTGTGAAGTTCGGGACCACGGGGACCGCCAGGGCAGGAGCAAGTGTGACACTTACACCCACCACAGACATCACAGACCAACGAATCATAGTATTCATTATCTAACTCCTCAGTCAATGACAGTGATCTCAGAAACAAATTGTCCTGTTGCTGTAGTGCCAGCACCACCAGCGGTTACAGTTAGAGCACCCGAAGTTCCAACTGTACCTGCTAGACTTCCAGCAGTTCCTGCAGTATAAGCAGTTACATTAGAGAAGTTAGGAACATCTCCTACAGTAGGAGCAGCAGTTGGAATTACATCAGCTTGAGTAAACGAGGTACTATATGTGAAAGCATTTCCGTCTGTATGTTGTGTTGCTGAGATAGTTCCAGGAGAATAAATGCCACTGGTGATAGCACCAGAGGAAATAGTTCCTGCCGTAGTTCCATCAGTAGTATTAACACCACTGCCTGAAATACTATAAGAATTTCCTACTCTTACAGCGGTGGATCTGGCAGCATCAACAGTCAGTTGAACACTAGAAGATTGTTTAGTAACAAGTCCGCCAGCATTAGCAGCAGTAGCGGTCATCAGTAGCATTGCGAGTGGTAATAACTTTTTCATATCACTCTCATTTAGGATCCATATTTATTTATGTCGTGGTTAGGGGCTTGACGGATCTTAAGAATTGCTATATACTACGTAAAGATTCATTAAGAAACGTATCATGACCGTAACAACAGAAGATGGTGGACGCACAAACATGTGGGCATCAGAACCCCGCATGTATGTAGATCCCACAGAAGCAGAGCGTTATGGGTATGAGACTCATGCTGACCGTGCTGAAAAAGCAAACGGTCGCTGGGCGATGCTTGGCATTATTGCTGGTTTCCTGTCATATGCCATCACAGGCAACTTCTTCTTTGGAGTAGCTTGACAATGGCGGCATCATTCTTTACAATGGTAAGTGTCGTGTTCCTAGTAGCACTGGCATATTCTGTAGAACAACTTTCTGAAACATACTAATGGCATTTACTATCACAACTAAGGCACCTGATGGAACTGAAACGTCCTTTCCTTGCGAAGACGATCAGTACATCCTCGACGCTGCTGAAGAAGCAGGCGTTGATATGAACTACTCATGCCGTGCGGGTGCTTGTTCATCTTGTGCTGGTAAACTTGAGAGTGGTTCTGTTGATCAAAGCGATCAATCGTTCTTGGATGACGATCAAATGGAAGAAGGATTTATTCTGACATGTGTATCCTATCCTACTAGCGATTGCGTAGTTTTGACCGAACAGGAAGAGAGTCTTTATTGATGGAATTTACACAAGATGATCTTTGGAATCAGATTGCAACCCTTGGTTGGGATGTAAGAAATGATAACATTGTAATTGAGATCGGTGGTACAGTAGTCTCTGGTATCCACCAAGGTGAGAATTATAATAAGAAGTGGGCGACACCTTATGGTGTCCGTAAGTATAATAAGGATGCATTCATCGTTATTAAAAACCTTTCGCGCACTCCTTTCGATCCTTCTCAACCCATGGATAGAGAACATAAACCCCATCACTTAAGTGAACCTGCTGAACCACAAGACATTGTTGTCAACATGGACGGTGGAGTTGGCGGGTCATGGGAAGTCAAAGAGGAAGATGACAAATCCTAATCAACTCTATGAAGACATGGAGAAACTGAATGCCCTATACGAAGAACTCTGCTGGGGGCATGATGATGAGTTAGTATTCCAAATCGAATATCTAACAGGCAAAGGCAGAATAGTTATTAAAAACAAAACACAGGAGCAAATCAAATGAAATTCGGATTCACACCTGAGGCAGAGATCCTCAACTCACGTCTAGCAATGCTTGGTTTTATCGTAGCCGTTGGAACCTATGCAACCACAGGACAGATTATTCCGGGAGTATGGTAAATGTTAGTGTTCGCATCAGGTCTAGTACTTCTTTTTATTATTAACGCAGTCTTATCTGATATTGATATTGACGATGATGATCAAGGTGGTGGTGGCATGATGGTTCCTGTTACTAATCCTGCCTAAATAACAATTGAATATCGTCGCCGCCTAAAGGGACCTCTGCCACATAACAGAAGGTCCCTTTTTTATTGTCCGAATTAAAAAAAGTAATGATTGATACACAAATGTTCCATATCTATGATAAGGAGACCAGTAAACCAGTCAAGGTGTGTATGACAGTTGAGGAACTGGAACAAATGATCGCAAAAAGAGAGGTCGATTGGAAGCACTGGGAGGTAGAAACGTGCTATACTATCCAAAGTTCGGAAGACCCCTCTTACTAGTTGAGTATAATCACTCATCTTTCAGGGGTTGACGGACATAGCACAACCTGCTATACTAAATACATCGATTGATTAAGAAACGTAAAGTTTTTTCTTCGTTTGAACACACCCCGCAAACCAAGACCTCTAGGGTGTATAAACCACGTCTTTAATACCTGCCTCTGAGGGTGAGACAGGAATATTTTACTAGTGTTTCCCTGCACTCATATCTAACCCTTTTCAAAACAATGGCTTCAACTCTTTCAAGGCAACAATCAACCTCCTCGTGGGAACAGTTCTGCGAGTGGGTAACTTCCACCAACAATCGTTTGTATGTTGGTTGGTTTGGTGTGCTCATGATTCCAACACTGCTTGCAGCAACTATCTGCTTCATTGTTGCATTCGTAGCAGCACCTCCCGTTGATATTGACGGTATTCGCGAACCAGTTGCTGGTTCACTCATGTATGGCAACAACATCATCTCTGGTGCTGTTGTCCCAAGTTCAAACGCAATTGGTCTACACTTCTATCCCATCTGGGAAGCAGCATCACTCGATGAGTGGCTGTACAACGGTGGTCCTTTCCAACTGGTAGTCTTCCACTTCCTTATCGGTATCTATGCTTATATGGGACGTGAGTGGGAACTTTCTTACCGTCTAGGTATGCGCCCATGGATTTGTGTGGCATATTCCGCACCAGTCGCTGCAGCGAGTGCAGTATTCCTAGTCTATCCTTTCGGTCAAGGTTCTTTCTCTGATGCTATGCCTCTTGGTATCTCTGGTACTTTTAACTACATGCTTGTATTCCAAGCAGAACACAACATCCTTATGCACCCGTTCCATATGCTCGGTGTTGCTGGGGTATTCGGTGGATCTCTTTTCTCTGCTATGCACGGAAGTCTCGTTACTTCCTCGCTTGTTCGTGAAACAACTGAGACAGAGTCACAGAACTATGGTTATAAGTTTGGTCAAGAAGAAGAGACCTACAACATCGTCGCAGCACATGGCTACTTCGGTCGTTTAATCTTCCAATACGCATCATTCAACAACTCTCGTTCACTGCACTTCTTCCTCGCAGCATGGCCTGTAGTTGGAATCTGGTTCACCGCACTGGGCGTAAGCACCATGGCATTCAACCTCAATGGATTCAACTTCAACCAGTCCATCCTCGACGGACAAGGACGTGTCCTCAACACATGGGCAGACGTGCTCAACCGTGCCGGTCTCGGCATGGAAGTCATGCACGAGCGCAACGCGCACAACTTCCCGCTTGATCTTGCAGCAGCTGAGTCCACACCTGTGGCCTTGATTGCTCCTTCTGTTGGTTGATCATTCAACCTGTGGTATAATTAAGGGGTCTTCGGACCCCTTTTCTTTTCTTCATTATTGTAAAGTTTTATGTCTACTGATCTAATCGAACTGCTTACTTACTACGTGATCGGTGGTGCTTTAATTATCGGACCACCTGCTATCTTCCTCATCATTGCAATGATGGGTGCTATTCAGAATACAAAAGGTCGTATGGTAGGATACAAAGATCATAAAACATATGGTAATTCATCTATCTACGAGAATACCAAAACTGATCAATCAAAATTCTTTTTAGAAATTAACTAAGGTAAACAAAAAAATGACGACAAGTACACTAACAAAACCAACAAGGGGGTGGTTTGATGTCTTGGACGACTGGCTTAAACGGGATCGCTTTGTATTTGTGGGCTGGTCTGGACTACTACTTCTTCCCACTGCTTATCTTGCCATTGGTGGTTGGCTTACTGGCACAGCTTTTGTCACGAGTTGGTACACCCATGGTCTTGCTTCTTCCTATCTTGAAGGTGCTAACTTTCTTACGGCAGCTGTCTCGACGCCTGCTGACGCTATGGGTCATTCTCTTCTGCTACTTTGGGGTCCTGAGTCTCAGGGGAATTTCCAGCGGTGGTGCCAGCTTGGGGGACTCTGGAATTTCGTGGCTCTCCACGGTGCCTTCGCCCTAATTGGATTCATGCTTAGGCAGTTTGAACTGGCACGTCTCATTGGTATCCGTCCATACAATGCCATTGCTTTCAGTGGTCCTATCGCTGTCTTTGTCAGCGTCTTCCTTATCTATCCACTAGGTCAATCAAGTTGGTTTTTTGCTCCATCCTTTGGTGTAGCAGCAATCTTCAGGTTCCTATTGTTTCTTCAGGGTTTCCACAACTGGACGCTCAACCCCTTCCATATGATGGGAGTTGCTGGTATACTAGGTGGAGCATTGCTATCAGCAATCCACGGTGTAACAGTAGAGAAC